GCTATTTTTTCATCTATGTTTTCTACTCTATCTGAGTAATTCATGTCAGTTTGTGGAACTCTAATTTGTTGATTTAAATCCTCAAAATATTTTTCAAAGATTTCTAATTGAACCTGTGTTGCAACATTATTGAATTCATCAGGAGTCATATAACCCCTTTGTTCTTTGTTTAATATTGTCAACACTGTTTGATATACAGTGTTTACGTTTATAGCCATATTAATTTTTTATAATATAATAGTAGGCCGAATTAACGACCTAGCTATTATATATATTACATGTTATCCTAATTTTTTTTGTATTGTTTTATATAAATCAACACCTTCATCTGTTTTAAAATAAGCAGCCATAGCTGAAAAAGGATTTTCGTCAAAAGGAACATTCATTATTTTTCTACCTGTTTTGGCAATACTAAATGATCTTTGATCTTGAGATAATTTAATTATACCCATTTCTTCGGCGTTTATAGCAACATTCCTTAATTGAACATTTTCATCATTTGCTAATTCTAAAAACAAACCTGGATTATCTTTAGCATATCTTAAAACATCTCTTCTAATTTCTTTAGAACTCATTTTTGAAACCTCAGAACCTACATCTACTCTAAGTATAGCTTCAGCTAAATCTATTTCTATTTCTTTTGCTGCATTCAAAGCTTCAATTATAACCTCCATTTCAGATAAATCATCTACTGCTTCTACTACTGGATCAAATTCTTTATATTTTGTATTTTTTAAAGGATGATAAAGTGAAAGTAGTTTTTGTAAGTTTTGTTTTTCTTTTGTTACACTTAATACACCATTCCTAAATATAATATGACCTAAAGTTGCTTCACCCTTTTGTTCATCTACAAATGGCGAAGTTTGATTAGTAGCATATCTTAATTCTCTTTGTTGACTTGTTTTTTCATCAAACCATAGTAATGGATATTTATAAGTATGTCTTGATGATATTGTATATGTTAAAGGATTATGCTGTCCTAACAACAAATATGTCCTGTCTTTTACTTCCCATTCATTTTTTTTAACAACAGGATTTGAAACAGTTTTTGGTGCAGATTTTTTTATAGGTTCTGCAGCTACCTTTTTTTTAATTGTTTTTTCCATGATATAATAAAATTAAATAAATAAAAAAGACAACAGGGGACAGATTAAACTATCCCCATTGTCTTAATAAAAAATTATGAAGATGTAAATAATACAAAGTTGTTTGCACCTTGTACACATAAACATCTTTCAGATAAGAAGTGTACTACCATCGAGTCAACATCTGTAGTGAATGCTCCACCAGCAGATCCTGTTAACCATGATTTCATACGTCTATCTTCAGTTTGTGAAGCCCTATATCTTACGTGCAAGAATGGACGTCTGATATTAGATCCAAGAATTTGATCGTATACAGTTGAAGTACCAGCTGGTATTAATACACCATCAATACTAGAAACTGCAACACCACCTCTTGTAGAAGCATCATTTAGATATTTCCAGTCTGTTTTATAGAAATCATAAGAACCTCTTCTAAACCCTGAGAAACCAAGATTTAAAGCCATTTCTTCTGAGTTTTCAAATAAACCAAAAGCTGTACCACCTTGCATACCAGTTGAAATACTAGCAAGCATGTCGTCAATATCTAATGAAGTACCTCTATTTAAGAAAAGCATATTCTCTTCAATAGCTCCTTGAGTATCTAAATTTTTAAGAATACTATCAAATTCGCCAAGTCCAGCGGCAGCACTAAAGTTATTTAGTACATTACCTCTAGAATTAATAGCAGCAAATAATCCTTCAGTTCCACCGATGATTGGCGATAAGGCCGCAACACCAGAACCTGCAGCGGCTTTTTCACCTTCTACTACAGCCATTTCTAAGTAATCTTCAAATCTTAATCTAGTTTCAGATTCAGCTTTTAAATACCATAGGTAACCAGAAGTACCATCTTCAGTAGCTACTTCAATCCAACCAATTTGGGCCATATCAGAACCATTGATTTCATATCTATCTTTGATAATAATAGGTCTGTTGTTAAATTGAGTTAGTATTGGAGTGATACTAGTAATGTCAGTATCTCCTGTTCCTTTTCTGTATTCAGAACCATAAACAAATATTTTAAGGCCTGCTAAAGTTGATCCAGAGCTACCAAGCGTAGAAGAAAGATTTGCTCCAGTATAAGTTGCTACAGAAATTGAAGCAGTCGCACTACCTGCAGCTACGCTACCAGTGCTTGCTGTTACTAAAGCTTTTACTTCAACTCCAGTAGTTGGATTCATAACAACTATAGTATCATTTACAGAAATATTGTTATCTACAAAATCAGGTCCTAAAGTTGAATTTAAAGTAAATTCTAATGCAGTATCAGCTGTAGTTTTAGTAACATCGTTATAAGCTATGTGTAATCTATTTTGTTCTGACCAAATTACCTGATCAGAAGTCATAGGCATTTCAGCTCCTACCATACGTAAGAAACCTGAAAGAGTTCTATTTCCATATCGTTCTACTTCTTGTTCGTAGATCTCAGGAAGATATTGCTGTGCAAAATCAGAAAAAGTTGCTGACGTACCACTATCCGTAAATTGGATATAATTGGTAGAAAGAACTTGCTGTTTGGCACTCGGTTTAATTGCCCCAAAACTGGGTGTAACATTTGCCATTTTTTTTAATTTTTAAATTTTTTAGTTTGAATTTTAAGTTTTGAAGAATCAAGGCCACTGATAGCTTTTACTTTTAAACCATTTATAAAAACTTCACCAGATGCAGTTTGCCTAGGTTCTGTTGTTATATTTTTTGACTTAGCCACTTGTTGTTTTATAGCGTCGGTTCTACCTTGCTCGTAAAAGTGGTTGGCAATAGTATCAGCATTTCTTGCTGCAAAAAGAGCTTTGTGATAACCAGCTGCATCATTCATTTTACCATCTTTATCAAAATAAGTATCAACAAATTTTGATAAATCTTGTTGAGATTCTGCAACATTGTTAGCATCTTTAATACCATATCTAAATTTTTTATCAGCTAAATTAAATTCAAAACCTTTGAATTCATTTGCAAAATAATTATTAGTGGTATCAATAAATTCTTTTCTCACATTGTCTTTATGCTTCTCTTCTTCTTGGTATCGGTTGAAAAAGTCAGTTGCTTTTTGTTGTTCACTATTTAATGAAGGTTTCAACTTGATCTCTTCATAATATTTTTGTTTAGTGCTTTCTAAAAAGTTTTTGGCTTTTGCAACTTCTTCTTTATATGCTATTTGCTTTTTACGAATATCTTTAGTGTCCTCTAATTCTTTATCATAATCAAATTCTTCTAATAAAATATTAACGTCTTCAGTATCTAAATGTGGTTTAGTTGATTTGTAGTATTCTCTAAGTAGAGTGTAATCGTCTACATTACTATAATCAGCATTTAATCTAGCATAATCTTGTATATCACCACCAGTTTCTTTCATAAATTCAATTAATTTATTTATGTTTTCTGGTAGTTCTTGTTTTGTTTTTTCTTCCTGTCTAGGTAATTTTTGTACTTCCTCTTTTTTTTGTTTTGTTTCTGAATCTTCTTTTTTTACTGTATCATCATTTATATTTTCAGTCTCATTGATTTCATCTTCAACCAATTGTAAAGGTGATTCTACTGTTTCTTCGGTGGGCCGTACTTCTTCAACCACTGTTTTGCCGTCTTCACCGTCTTGGGATTTTTCGATAACAACATTGCTATCATTTGTCTCTTGTGCTGGAATGGCATCTTTTTCTGTTTTGGTTAATTCTACTTTAGGTATTTCTTTTTTTGTTAAATCAACTTTAGTTACTTCTTTTTCCGCAACTAATTTTTTTGGGGTTTTCTTTTTCATTTTAAAAGTCCCCTCTTGTTTTACTTCTTCTGACATAATTAAATAATATTAAATAGGTTAAAAATTATCTTGGCTCAAATTGTTCTAAACCAAAACCATCTAAGTTATCGAATCCTGCTGATTCGAAATTTGTAGGTAATAAATCATTTTCTCTTTGATCTATTAACTGAGATTGTTGTGTTCCTTGTATTCTAATGCGTTCGTCTTTACGATTTTCTATTTCAGCTTCTTTGGCACTTGTTGCTTCTGCTCGTGCTCTGGCTAATTGAATATTATAATCAAACTCTTGTTGCATTAATTCTTTTTTAATTAAAGCTTCTTGTTGCATGCGGCTTATTTCAAAATCAGACTTTGCTTGTTCTAATTGAACTTTAGCTTCATTAATTGCTTGTTGTTTTTGTACTTCATTTAATGCAGCAGCTTCATTAGTTTGTTGGTTAGCTTTGGCTTGAGCTTGAATATTAGCTTGTGCTTTTTGTTGATCTGCTTGAGCTTTTTGTTTTCTCTTTTGTTTTAATAATTGATTAGCTAATTTTATATTACTAATTTCTCTTATATCTATTGCATCTTCTAGATCAATACCACCCGCCTTTAAGGCTACTTGTATATTTTGTTCTAACTGAGATTTTTCTTCTGCATCAGGTTCTAATTCTAAGAATATTCCAAAATCATGCATACATACACTTTCAACTTCTTCTAATGTTTTTACATTAAATGTACTAATGCTGTTAATTAAAGCTTCTTTTGTTAGTGGAAATTGTAAAGCATCATTAACTCTTAAACTTATATTTTCTGCTGTTTTTATAGTTATATACATTAATCCTTTTAATACATGTCTGGTTGCAGTATTAGAATTTGCCGCTGCCATTTTTTGTAATCCAACTAATGCATTTTTATCAGGCATACTACCATCTCTTGCTTCATTTAATCCAGTTGTATCTCTAATCATTTGTAGATAATACTGGTATGTTTGTATTAAACTTTGAATTTTAGCTAGACCACTAGATGTTTGTAATTCTTGTATTGGTACTTTACCTCTATTAATTTCTCCATCTTGTGTAAGAGATCTACCTACTATACTTCCAGTTTGGAAATACATATTTAAAGCTTCAGCAGGATTATAATTAGTTCCATTGCCTAAATCTACTTCAGCTAAACCATCCATATCTAAATATACTCCATCAGGAACAACTCTTGCTAATACTTGTTGTAACTTTAAATGAGTTAACTGTATCATATCTGCAAAACTTGTAACTCTACTAACTAAAGAATCTATACGACCTTTATAAATTCTTGGTGCACATATACTATAATTCATGTTAACTTTAGTAACATCACCATATGGTCTAGTCATGTTTTCAGACAATTCCCATTTTATAACTTTACTCATACCTAACACTTTAGCCCCAGTATATAATACTTCTATGCTACGAGATATTTTATTAAAATTATCATTTTCAGGAGGATTAAATGTATCATCTTTTTCTATTGTTTTTTCTAATCCTTGATCTGTTTTTTTAATTTTAAACACTTGATTTGTGTAAGTTTTATATTCAAAAAACAACATAGGGATTAAATTGTAATCATCTTGACCTCCGTAATTTCTAACATAATTACTATAACCTCCTGGACCTTTGTATTTTTGTATTTCTTTTAAATCTATATCTGTTAACTCGGGGAATAAACGTTTTACTTCTGCTATAGTTAAGTTTTTAACTTCTCCTACGTAATATATATCATTAAAATTAGGATCTTCTGTATAAGAATAAACCATTGAAGCTGGGTCTACATAGTCTACAGTAACTCCTTCAGATAAATTAAAGTTTGTTTTAGAAGCTGCTATGCCTAATACAGCTAAATCATATGATAATCTTTTTTTGGTTTCATCATATTTATTATAATCAAATACATTACTTATAAGTTCTTCTTCAGCTATTTCTATTGATTGTTTATAATTAAGTTGCAAGTATAAATCTAATTCTTCTTGTGACGCGGGTAATTGATCTGGTTGAGAAGATTTAAAAAAATTCTGTCCTGTTACTGTATTATATTGTTCAATAGCTTCTTTATTTACAATATCTCTTAAAGCATTAAAAGCAAAATCAGTTCTTTCTTTAACTGCAAATGGATCAGTGGCAAAAGATTTAATTTCATAACCTTTATCTGTCATGCCATTAACTACTATGTCAACGAATTTAGGTAATATAGGTACTATTTTCCAATCTAAATTTAAATAAGATAAATCACCATTAATAGATAATTCATCTTTATATTTTTGAATCGGTTGTTCTCCTCTTGCATATAATCTTAATCTATGAAAATTTTGAAAATTTTGTAAATACCTTTCACCGCTATAGTCTTGACTAAACCACTCGTTTTCAATTGCTTGTGCAACTTGTAGTCCATAATCATAACTGTTCTTTACTGCGTCTGGTACTACCTGATCTGGAAATGAACTGTTATAGTTTGTATATACCATTTACTTATATTAATTTTGAGGTTACCCCTTCATTGTTATATCGTTTAATTCCTAAATCAATAGGTTTGTATTCTTTTTTTGCTACTGGTCTATATTTGTTTTTATTACAAGCCATTATAGCAAGACCAGAGCTTATAGATGCATCAAATTTAGTTCTATTATTTAAATTAAATTTAGTCCAATCGTTTAATGTTCTTAAAAAAAGCATGTTTCCATATGAATCATTTTTAAATCCTATATTTTCATCAATATAAGATTCAATAGCAGCTGCGTGTGCTTGCTTCATATCTTCACTTGAATTTGGTACACCACCAATTTCTTTTTCGGTTATAGATAATTTAGATCTTAGTTTGTCGGGTCGATTCATTGAATAACCTCTATACCCTCTTCTTTTTAAATAATATAATAATCTAGGTTTATTATTTTCTGCAAGTATAGGCATCCCATAAAAAACCAAAGCCATTAATACATCTTCAAAAAATATTTCAGTATTATCTGGTCTAGATATATATTCTAAAAAAAACATATTTACAGGCACATCTTCCATGCTAAATTTACTTAATCCATGTAAAGCACCTTTTGAACCTCTTCCATCTACAGTTCCTGAAATATCATAACTATCACAACCAAAAGCTCCTATATGTTCATTAGCAGGATATTTTAAACCATTTTTTAAAATCATTTTATTTTGTAAATGAATAGGTGGTACCCATGATATAAAAAATCTACCATTATTATTAGGAGAAAATATTACACTTGTATCTTTTACACCATTAATCCATTGAAAATTACCTTGGGTAATTAAGTTTTGATATTTAGTTTCTTCTAAATAATCTATTTGTTCATACAACTTAGTAAGATTAAATAAAGATTCTTTAGTTTCATCTCTAAATGCATGTTGTATTGTACGTGGAAATTGTCTGTAAAATTCATTTAAAGCATCTTGATCTTTTTTTAATCCATCCACTTCATTAATCCAATGATCAATAACTCCTATATCTATTTCAGTTCCGTCAATACTTGAAAGTGATTTGGTTGGCGTTTCGAAGACAGGTAATCCATACATATCAATGAATCCTTCGTAATTCCATTCCATAGGAATAAACAAAGAATATAATCCTGAGCTAGTCTGTCCATTACGGTTTCGTTGTTTGACATTTGAATTTTCATATATTTTTTTGAAATTTTCTCCTCCTTTGTCTAATGAATTAGAAGTAGAACCCATCATACATTTTCCTACTATTTTACTACCTAATCTTAAAGTTGTTTTAGTAACTCTCCAATTATTAATTATATTATCAGGACGTTCCCATTTACCTGATTCATCATGCGCTAGTAATTTTAATTTTTCTCCATCATAAGAATTATCTCCTGTATTTTTCCAATCAATAGTAGTATCTAAACCGTCTATGTCTTTTAGTTGTTGACCTATTTCTATTTTACGTCTTGTTAATTTTGATGCTGGTACTCTGTAAGCAAGTTCTGTTTTGGGTCTATCCATACCGTCTTGCACGGGTTTGAAAAAGAAAGGGTAATTAACACTGATTGGGACAACTTTGTCGGTGAACATTTTTTTTGCATCAGCTCCTGTTTTTGATAATATCCCGTATCTAGAGTCTGAATTAACTGTGGCTTGGTTAACAAGTTCTGATGAGGCCATGAAGCTAAATCCAGACCGTCTATTTTTGAGGTAGCATATTCCATAACATCTTTGGTCTGCACAACATGCCTCCCAAAATATAAAAAATAAGCGGTTGGATTCACGAAATTCAGCAGCGCCAACGTCAATTTTAGTCCACTGCAAGTACATATAATGAGAGCCAGTAATATAAGAAGCTTTTCCATTATTGTAAAATGTAAACCCTTCATCTCTTCTTTTGAATTCGTTGTCTATATAATCGTACCATTGTTCTTTAAAATTATCTGGATATGTATTCCACTCAAAAACTGTTTTTATTTTTTTTAACTGTTTCGGAATATCTAATTTTTCCCAGTATTGATCTTTTATTTTATTTGATCTCTTGTACGCATTTGAAATTAATGGCAGTGCAATTTTTAAATTTTGTATTTCATATATATCACCTATTTGCCCAGATTTACTTATTATAACTATATCATGTTCTTTGTTGTAGCCATACTTCCATTTTTTACTCTTATTATATTTTTTAACAATATTAGGTTTAATATAATCAGGTAAAATTTTAAATAAATCTTGTTGATACATTACTTAGCTCTGCTTTCAGCAAACCCTCCAAATTTTACTTTATTAGAATTTGTTTCATCCAAAATATTTTTTTCTTGTTCAATCCTAGATAAAATTTCAAACGCATCAAATATCGCTAATTTTTTTGTTGCTGCCGCATTTTTTAAACGATCTGCAGCTAAATCTTCAGAAGCATCATTAACTATTATTTCTTCTTCTGCAACTTTAATTAACTCTTTAACTGCTTTGTGCCCAGCTTGGATTATATTCTGCTTGATTTTCTTGCTGTTCATATTTAATTACAATATCATTAGATTTCATACAATACAAAAATTCACCATTTATAATAAATTCAAACTCTGAATTAGGAGTAAAACCAATACAGTCTCCAGTATTTATTTTAAGCTTATTTAAGGAGCTATTGTCATACTTTACTATCCCAATATGTTTTTGTAGTTTATCTGCGTTAAAATCATCCTTATTAATTAATGGTTTTACAAAGCATCGATCACCAAAACTTTTCCAACCATTTCCTTGGTTGTATAAATAGATTTGATCTAGTTGACAAAAATAATTGTTGTTATTAAAAAATTTACTACTATTTTTTTCTTCACCCCTTATATCATAATATCTTCTAAAAACATTATGATGAATCATAACTTTATCACCTTTTTTTAATGGTGTATTATAAGCTAAAGGTATTGAAATTATTTTTGCTAATTTATTTATAAACTTAAATGATTCAATACTTGTATTTAATATTAAATTTTTATCGTTTATTTTTTTTTTATTGTTATATCTATTACCAACAGGTTCAACAATAAAATCAAAAATACTATTCATAGTTTAAATTATATTCTACAGACACAGCCATGTTATTATTAAATTTTTTCCATGGCAATACTTCATCTTTTTTTTTGATAAATATATTATAAGAATTATCAGAATCTTCATATATGATGTAAGCGATTTTATGACCCCCATAAACTTCTTGTCCTAAAGAGTAATGCATCGCATCATTTTTATAGTCAGAACCAATACTGATTTTTCTTATAATATTAGACATTTTTATTGTCTTCTGTTTTTTCAGGTTGTTCAACAGGTTTATAATTTCCTGTTTCAAGATCAATAGTAATTGCACCATATATACCTTCTAGCTCTTTTTTAAATTCTTCATTTTCCTTAATAAGTCCTGCATAGTCATGTAAAAATAAATGCTTTTGATTTTCAACTTGTCCAATATCTCTTAAGAGATTATTCATTTTAAGTTGATGATCCTTAATTTTTTTTAATTGATCTTCTGTAATTTTTTGTTCTACGTTTTTCATTTGATTAAATTTAAATTAATAATTATTTTAAAATAGTGCTAATAAATTTGTTACTGTAGTTGCAGCATCTGTGTTATGTATTTGCCTACAAGCTACAGGTACAAAAGTACCAGCTGTTAACCCCGTTAATACAGTAGGGTCAAAGCCATTAAGACTGTCGTTAGCTAATGTCACTTTAACATTGCCAGCTGATCCCACATAGAGAGATGGCAATCTATCACGAAAAATACCGCTTGGTACTTCTAAATCAGCGCCTGCTAATGTAGCAGTTACATCCCCCGTAATGTTTGAAACTCCAAAAGCAGCATTAAGAGAATCTGCGTTAAAAATAATAGTATCTCCTGAATCAGCTACATTATGGCCTTGTTCAATTACTGTTACTGCACTTACAGCACCTGCTCCATCTGTTGTAATTGCAAATGTAGCAAATCCTCCATATTGTGCACTCCTAGCTGCGCCTCCCGTTGGGGATAACCCATAAGTTCCGCCTGAGGAATAGGCAATTGCTGTTTGTGATGCTGGACCATTTGCAGTTGAATCTGCTATGCTACTTAAATCTTGCGCTTTTAATGTTTTTTCTGCTAGCATGTCAATTGCAGTAACTGCAAAATCACTAAAATTTTTTTGATAACTTCCCATTTTATTTTGTTTTATCTTTTACTTTTTCAAATGTTCTTAGACCGCCTAAACCTAACATACCTAGTAGTACAGTCATTAAATGTTCCATTTGTAATGCCGGTGGAACTTCCTGCGGGTCTAATGCCCAAATAAATAAATCTCTTATTATAAAATTATATGCTAAAGCTACACCACATACCCATCCAATAAATGGTCGCCAGCCAGCTACAAACACTGTTCTATGGCCAGCCTCAATTTCATTTATTTTAGTTTGAATAGATATAAGTTCATTAGGATCTAATTCTTTTCCTTTTATTGCTTCTCTTATTTCCCAAGCTAAACTTCCTGCAGCGGACTTTCGGCCATTACCACCTTTTAAAAGTCCTAATAATAATTTTAACATTTAATTATGCATTTTTATATGCTTCATTTTCCCAAGGTAAATTTTTAGCTCCTTCAATCATAGATTTTCTTGGATATGTTTTACCTTTCCAATATACATTTTTATTATCATAATCTAAATCCCCTCTACGGAATTGATCTATATGTACCATTTCATGTTTGATAACACTACCTCTTTCTGATGGATCTAATTTACTTTTAATTAAAATAGTTTCATTGTTATTTGCTTTACCTAATGTATCATCTCCTAAATCTTGAAGATAAACAGGTACTCCTAAATCTTTATAAGGAGGTGGTGGTAGTTGAAATCCCATATTATTTATAAGGAAATTTTTTATTAAACCATTCTTGTCGAGCAGCACAGCCGCAAGGGATATTTAATCCCTCGCTGACTCTGTCCACTATTGACTTAATACCGGTTGCGGTAGTAAACTTATTTATATCATCTCCAAGTCCGGTTGATTTCATAATTAAGCTACAGTAATTGCTGTAATTTCAACTGTTGAATCTAAACCAACTGTTGCTACAACACCGCCTGGATTAGCAGTAAGTGCACTGTTAATTCCATTTGCAATGTCTACACCTTTAGCTGTATCTTCAAAAGTTATATACGAGCTTGCGTCTTGAAAAAATATTGTTGCTTCATTTGAATTAATTGCACTGTTTGATCCTTTTTTAACTAATGCAATACTGTCTACTCCTATAATCATATCAGCTGTATAGTTTAAGCTGGATGCGAAGTTTTCTTTTTTAATTTTGATAAATTTTGCCATGATTGTTTTTGTTTATGTTTATGTTTATGTTTATGTTTATGGTTAGATTTATACAGTTCTATTCTGTTTTTTATCTTCTTCTTGCACGCCTTTTAACTGCATCACGCATACCTTCTCTTAATACATTAGCTGGAGATTTATGACCCATTTTAGCTGGAGATTTATGTCCCATTTTAACAGGATTAGCTTTCATAGATGTACCCTTGTTACTTTGGTATGTTTTACTTCTTGGATCACTTTCTAATCTTCTAGGATATTGATCTGCTAAATTTGCTTTCGGATGATATTTACTAGGATCTAGACCAGATGGGTTTGTTTTTGTTCTAACCCCGGCTTTATCCTTAGGATTTAAACTCATAATAGGATTAGCTTTCATATTAACCCCTTCTGTTCCTTGTCCTGCAATATCTTCAATTGGCATGTATTCTAAATCGGCACTTTCTTTCATAGGACTTAAAGGTGCTTCTACCATTGATAAACCTTGTCTAGAATATCTAGGGTGGTTACCAGTATAATTTCCTGCTTCTCCTCTTCTATGAACATCATGCTCATAGTTTTCTAAATAATGGAATCTTGCTTTACCAGTAAGATGTTTGTCGTACGCTTTTTTTAGGTCGTACCTTGCTTCTTTGCTCATTTTTAAAGTTTTTATATTAATATTTACCTTGTATACCTTTAGGGCTTGATTTAGTATTTTTACCTGGACCACCCCAAAGTGATTTACAAGCCCAGTATCTTGCTGTTAGTTTGTCTTTTGCTGTATCGCATTTGTGTCTTGCTCTAAAAGATTTTCTTGCTGCAGCTGAATAATTATGACCATATCCTTTAGCACCAAAGTGAATTAACTTTTCTTGACCATTTGCACAAGCTTTGACCATTTTCTTTTTACCTTGTTTGTCAGATTTTGTAGGCTTATTACAAGCCATTTTACTTTTATCTGCCATCTTTTTTTATATTTATCCATTTTGATAAAGTATATCCTATAGTAACAATTAACAAGATTACTTTTAACCAAACCTCTATATTCATCATAGTAACACCTAGTGCTAGTGAATTTATGGTATACAATTTAATATCAGATAAATTCATTTATCTCGATGATTTTGCAATTTGAGTTATTGGTCCTGCTTTATAAAAAGATGGATATTTTTTTACTTGTACTGGATTAATTCCGGAACTACTTCCTCCACCCATTGGAAAACCCATTGTGTCCATGGGACCACTCCATAGTGCATTAGCTCCTACAACTCCTTCTTCTGCTCTTATTACTGCTGATGTTTTTTTTCTCATTTTATCTATATTTATCTTTGTTTACATTATATATTGATTTTGTCAATACTTTATCAATATATGTTTTTCCTTTAATTATTTTATTTCTTCTTTCACTAGTTGGAATATCTATAACACCTAATATAATTTTATAAATATTATTTATTAATAATTTTGATTTATATGTTAAACTATATATATTATATTTTTGAGTGGTTCTATTTCTTTCTCTCCAAACTTTTATCCAACCATTTTTTAATAATCTATTCCATCTTCTGTTATCCCAACTATAAGAATAAATACCTTTTATAAAATCATTTTTAGTAAATAAATCAATGCAATCTAAATAAATTAATAACTCTAAATCTGGTTCATTAAGATTATTATTTTTACTAGCCCATTTTCTAATTATTCTATAGTGTTTAAATATATTTAAATTTTTTAAATCACTAGGTTCTAAATGCTTCATAAAACTATAACAACATCTTGTAGTTTTATAACTTGATAAATTTCTTTTTTATATTCTATATCATGACCTGCATGCTTATCATAAAATATATTATCATTTGTTTTAACTCCTACTACTTCAGTTCCTATAGAAATTACATTTGCTTTATTGTATCTTAAATCTTCACGAACTTTTTCAGTTAATAATAAACCGCCTTTAGTTTTAGATACTCCTTGCTTTTCTTTTTTGATTATAATATTTTTACCTATCGCCTTCATTCGCTCTTAAGTTATTAATTACGCAATCAGTTGATAAAATAGTAGTGGCAACAGATGCTGCGTTTTTCAAAGCAGTTTTTGTTACAAGTAAAGGATCAATAATTCCTGATTTAATCATATTAACTTTTTTACCAGAAATAACATCTATACCCCAACCTTCTTTAGCATTATAATCTACTGTTAAATTACCATTGTCTAAGATAGTATCATATGGAGCAGTTATAGAATCTAGTAAAATTTGTTCAGCTGTATCTTCAGCGATTACATTTTGAAATGCATTTAATAAAGCAACGCCACCGCCTGGAACAATACCTTCTTTTATAGCTGCTTTAGTAGCAAAAATAGCATCTTCTACTCTATCTGCTTTTTCTTTTAATTCAATACTAGTTTCAGCTCCAACTTTAACTGTTGCAATTTTAGCTGACAAGGTAGCTAATCTTTTTTCAAGTCTTTGTATTTCTGCTACATTTTTAGTATCATTAATTTGTTGTTTAACATTTTTAATTATACTTTTTACGCTATCTTCTATTTTAGCTACTTTTATTATAGTTTCAGTATCTGTTGTAATAGCTTTTACGCAATGCCCTAAAAACTCTGGTTGTATTAAATCCATGTCATCTCCTAAATCTTCATTAACTATTTTAGCTTTAGTAAGTAATGCTAAATCTGTTAAAGTATCTTTTTTTGATACACCATAAGTAGGAGCATTAATAATATTAATTTTAATGTTACCTTTCATTTTATTCATTGCAAGTGTTGAAATTACTTTAGGATCTACATCTGCAATAATTAAAAGTGATTTATTATTTTTTATAACAAATTCTAATACGGATTGAATTTTTCTAATATTTTCTACTGGTGATTCTATAATTAAAACTAATGCATTTTCTAATTCAGCTACTCTTGTATCTTTTCTAGTAATAAAATTAGAATTAGTTAATCCTTTATTATATTGTATACCATCGATTAATTCACTTGTTGTTTCGGAGTTTTCTGTTGTTTCCATAATAACAACACCTGTTTCATCTACTGATCTATAAGCATCACCTATTACTTTTCCAAGCTGTATATCGTTATTAGTAGATATACTTGCTACTTGATCAATCATTTCTCCTGATACTTTTACAGAAGTTTTTTCTAAATATTTAATTACTTTATTTACTGAACTGTCAATTCCTTCTTTTATTTTACGAGGACCTAAATTAGCTAATTCATTTCCAGCTTTTTGTAAAATAGAATATGCTAAAACAGTAGCGGTTGTAGTTCCATCTCCTGCTTCTTTAACTGTTTTTCTTGCAGCTTCTTTTATAAGTTTTGCTCCAATATTTTCTACAGCATCTAAAAGAATAATAGAATCCGCTACAGTAACACCATCTTTAGTTATTAGGGGATTACCTTGTTCATCTTCTAATATCACACGTTTACCGCTAGCCCCTAAAGTAGAGCTAACGGCTTGTATGAGTTTATTAATACCGTTAAATATTTTCTTTTTAGCTTCGTCTCCAAAGCTAAGATTTTTGACTATTGCGTCTGTCATGATTAAATTAGATTAAATTAAAATTATTATTTAAATGTTTTAACGACTTTAGGACCATCAAGAAATTCTAGTTTTTTGTTGTAATGTTCAATAGAAGCTTCAATAGCTTTTTCTGCTCCTTCTAGTGTTTCTCTTCTAGTAACATCATGCCAACTATCTTTATTGTTAAGATCTTGGTATTCAGTTTGATAAAAGCCGTTTGGTAATTGGGTGATACGCCAGTTTACTTTTTCTACAATATGTTTCCAAAGTTTAAGGGTTTCACTGGAAATTTTTGGTTGACTAGACCAGGTATGAGTCTGATAAAATAGTGTCATTGGTTTTGGTTTTTAATTAATATAAAGGTTTATTTTATAATTACTTGGTTTTATTCTCCTTTACAGCTACAACTATTTTCGCCGCAAATACATTTTTTATCGTCATAATCTAAAGCTTTATTCAAAAGTAAACGATCTATCATATCATCTTGCAATTTTATGACCATAGTTTCTAAAGAATCTTTTTGACTTATTAGCATATCTATCTTCATTTGCATAGATGATATTTGTTTTTTAGCCTCTTCTAATTCATTTGGACGGGCTCCAGTTATGGCGCTTATTATTAATGCCAGACTAGCCGCTAGCATTCCTACAAGTGTAGTTAATAAATCCCTATTTGTATTAGGTATTTCATATTGTGTTAAATAATACATAATCCCCATGATCATGCCAAACACAAGCAAACTGCCCGCAAAGTGGCGAATATCTTTTGCTACTCCGTTTCTTGGAATTCTCATAATTAATTTGTTTTATAATATTAACTAAATGTTACTGTTTCTCCTCCTGTTGCAGTTGCAGTAACTTTGTAATAATAATCTGAACCAACAGCATTACCACTGACTGTCCCTCCGGTCGTACCGTTTACTGTTACACCAGAACTGAACACTAAGCTTGCTTTTGAACATCTTATTATAATTACACCAGAACCTCCAGCTGCACCACCTGAAGATGCTGAACTATATGAGCCTCCTCCACCCCCACCGGTATTTGCAGTTCCAGCAGTTGGAGCAGTACTAGTACCACCACCATTTCCACCTCCATTTGTGCCTGTACCCCCAACGGTAGCATCGGATCTTCCTCCTCCACCGCCACCAGCGTAGAACAAGTTTAGCCCGTCAATATTACTTTGTAATCCAGTTCCGCCATTTCCAGCTGTGCTCCCAAATCCAGCTACACCAGCACCGCCGGCACCACCACCACCACCTGCACCAGTAGGTGAACCACTACCGGCTTTACCTCCAGCGTTTCCTTGGCCCGTTGTTCCAGATCCACCATTATCACCACCACCAGAATAAGGGGCTGCGCCACCACCACCAGAACCTCCTGATGGGGCATTTGGAATATTAGGGGCTGTACCAGTAGTACCTCCTCCACCACCACCGCCGACCGCGACGATAGTTGTAAAGTCAGAATCTTGTCCATTAGATCCATTGGTATTAACTGTAGCGGAAGCTGCTGCACCTCCCGCACCTACTCTTAGAGGTACTGCTCCAGCAACAGATATTGCAGTTCCTCCAAAGTTTGTTCGGAAACCACCAGCACCACCACCACCTGCGGGTACCCCATTTGCACGTGTACCACCACTACCACCACCTGCTACAACTAAATAAAATACTTCAGTAAGTTGAGCCGCGGCTGGAATTGAACAACTAGTACTTAGTGTTATAGTTCCTGTTGCAGTACCTGGATTTGCTGATCCCCCAAATATTCTAAAATAATATCTTTTACCGCCTGCGGAATATAAATAATAATATCCGTTGAAAGCAGCTGTGCTACTTGCATACCCGGTAGTAGAATCTGATTGAAATACTCTATCTCCAACTTCAGGAAATGTTGATCTACCATTATGCCAATATTTTATATTTGAATTAGGAGGCGTTTGAACACTACAAATAGCTGATTGTCTGTTATTACTAGCTAAAAATGCTGTTCTTTGAAATGTAACCGTTGGACTAGGACTAGCACTAGTTACACTTACTGCTTGTTTATTTGCATTATTTACTAAATTAGTTCTATTAATAGCTACGTATTCTACATAAAAAAAACAGTCATTAAGAACATTACCATCAATTCTAGTAGTACCTACAAGCATTAGTCTTAAACTTGCAGCGTTTGCATAGGGAGGGTTTGTTACAGGAGGGGGATTTGTTATTTGCCACCAACTTAATCCACTCTGGCCTCTAGACATACTATATTGAGCCATACTATCATATCCTCCGGCGTTATTAAATTTACCTTGTACACCTATTGGCATTTGATAAAATCTATAATTTCCGGTAGCACCTAAATAACCGGTAAGCCCATCGTTTGGAACCCCAGAAAGAGTACAAAAATTATTACCGTTTGTATATGGAATATTAGGATTACCAGCCATTATTAATCTAATAGGATATGGATCAGACCCCCAACTTGGTGTTGGAGAACCAGTTGTTGCTAAATTAGGTATATACATAGCCGTGCATCTTACATCTAATATAACCTGGCCTGATTTAAATGGAACTAATTGAATTGAAGTTTGCGCTCCAGCCCCTAGCCCATTACCCGCTGGCCATGAATCAGGAGGTATTCTTACAACCATTGATCTTCTGCCCTCTATCATTTTACCATTAAGCCCGTAAGCGCCATACATCGATGGAATATTTTCTTCCCCTTGTTGTTGAAAGAAATTACCTCTACCATATGCTCCTTGCTTAATTGCTGGTTGTGAACCTGATGCAAAAAAGCCTTGCTCACTTGCATTAACCGATGTTGTTTTTACATTTCCTTCCACATGTAGCGCTGATCCCGGAAATGCAGTTCTTACACCAACTCTATCACTTGTTGAATTAGCTATTGTTACATCTGTAGCATTTGGCTGATCAATTATAGAATCACCAATAGCCGTTGAAGCCGTAAACTTAGGAATTTTATTTGTAGTACCACTACCGGAAATTGTTCCACCACCGCCACCTGAGCCAGATGATGCAGCTGTTAATCTACCTTGAGCATCTACTGTAATATCTGCGTTTGTATAACTACCTGCTGTTACTGCTGTATTGTCTAAACTAGCAGTTAAAGTTGCAGCACCTGTTTGAGATGAGGTAGGGGATAAAGTTATACCAGTTCCAGAAGTTGCTTGGAAAGATGAAACTCCTGTTCCGCTTGGTGTACTCCAATTACCGGTATAATCTAAAAATTGTCCTGCTGATCCACCGTTTATCCCGAGCGTTAATGTTCCAGAACTTGTAATGGGTGAACCAGTTACTGAAAAAGCTGAAAAAGCAGAAGCATCTAAAGCTACTGAAGTAACCGTTCCGCCTGAATCAAGATCTGTCCACGATGCAGTAATTGTACTAGCATCTTGTTGTGTTAGGGTAAGTGTTTTAGTAGTCGTACCGGTAACTGCTGCGCTTGTTAAACTTCTGTTATAAGCTGTAGTCCACTGCGTAGATGTTGCACTATTTACTGTTAATACATCGGTAGAAGCATCATATGTCATACCCGTATCCCCTGCTAACTCTGAAGTTGTAGACCAGTAAGCTACTTGGCCTGCTACACCAGAACCATCAAGCACTGATGTATTGTCTATTTTTTCCCATTGATCAGTTGCTCCTTGCTCTACAAACACGGCCCAATCACCAACTTTCCAATCTGTTATTCCATCTAAGTTAGTTGTCCCATCTACTGATACTATATAAAAATGTCCTGTAGTACCTGTTCCACTTGTTAATGTAGGGGTATTAGTATTAGCGTTCCAAGTACCTTGAAATACCAGACCTGCAGGTATAGTACCTATCATGCTATCTACATATGCAGTCGTAGCAAGTTTTGTTGAATTATCACTATTAGCTTGTGTTGTTGCACTTGAACCATCAGGTGCAGTAAATCCACTAGAAGGAAAACCTATTGCTGCAACGCCTGTATTACCTGTAGTAACTGTTACGGCTATTTCTGCTGTATCATTAGGAATAACTGAAAATGTTCCAGCACTTGAACCTGAGTTCTCATCAAGTGTTAATGTTGCTCCATTACTTGCAGAAGTGGTATCAAAATCATATAAAGCTCCTGATGGTGTAGACCAAGCTCCTGTATAATCTAAAAATTGACCAGACGACCCTCCATTTATACCAAGTGTAAATGTACCACTAGAAGATATTGCACCTCCTGGAGTAATTGAAAAAGCACTATATGCCGAAACGTCAAAGCCTATTGATGTTACAGTTCCAGGTGCATTTGTATTAACATAACTATATACATCGCCGCTGGTTACTAAAGCCGTTGACCCAGAAGCTACCGCTGCAGTTACTGCGGTTATTTCAGGAGTTGTGGTTGAATTAGCAACTGAAATTGTATTTGTATCAGCGGAGGTAACACTAGTTACAGTTCCACCGCTACTTGATCCATTACCTGCTACCGTTATTCTCCCGTACGTATCAACTGTTATATCAGCATTAGTATAAGATCCAGGAGTAACACCTGATGATGCTAAGTCAACATTCATAGTACCATTTGCCGTTAAAGGCGAACTACCTATAGTAATAGTCCCTGCTGTACTAGTAAGGCCAACACTTGTAAGCGCAGTAGTCCAGGAGTTATCTCCTGCTAAAAAATTTGATGAGCTTGGTGTCCCCGTAGCAGATAAATCTGCAGTAACTGTCACAGCTCCTGAGGTTGGAGATGTAGGTGTTAAGTTTATAAATGTACCGTTAGTTGTTGTAACTGTTTGTGTAATACTAGCTGGTATATCAGAACTTAATGCGTATCTACCATCTAAATCTTGAGTAAGATCTGAAAGCGCACCTGTTCTATCTAAAGTTAAAACTCCTGTTGCTGTATCAAAAGCAATACCATCTACATAGTTGTCTGTTATAGGCGGCACTGCCCATGTATTATCACCTCTTAAAAATGTAGTTGAATCTGTAGTACCGGTTGCTGATAAATCAGCTGTTACTGTAACCGCGCCTACAGCGGGTGCATCAGGCGTTAAATCTATAAAAGTACCATCTGTAGTTGTAACACTTGTTACTTCACCGCCCTGGCTAACACTTCCACCCATGTTTGAATGTACCGCGCAACCATAATATAATACAGGTGCGGTTTGCGTAAGAGTTACTCTAAGCTTTCTAGTAGTGGTACTTGAAAAACTACTTTCCCAATCTGTTTGGTTTACTGCTGCATTATTTACTAAATATATTATACCCGTTGTATAAGCTGTAGCGCCTGAACCTGCTCCTGAAGTTTCTGTTAATATAAATGGATGGTTGTTAACTGACGAATCGCTTACATCTATTAAATATGTAACATCAGGTAATAGAGCTATTGTTGGTTGAGCTGTTCCGTCTATTTCATATTTTGAACTACCGTTTACTGTTACTACTATATTATTAAGAGTAGTTGAGGTTATAAATCCATCAGCGGTAGCCGCAAACATTTGATTGTCAAATCCTGATACACCTTTGGTGGTTGCACCATCGGTTGCACCTGCGCTTGCTGGAACTATATTAGATTCTATTGTAATCCAATCACCAATTACCGAAGCTCCAACCACTGCAGCTGTTTGAGCATATACTTGATCTCCAACTGCTAAGGGTACGGTAGCATCTCCATAAAAATCACCTGCGGTAGTTACTACATATAAATCTCCTACATCAACCGCAACTCTTGTCGCACCGGTTGTTAAGTTATCTGTGCCTCCGTCTATAACACCTGTCGTTGCATTAAAGCCGCCTTTGAATGTTACTCCGCCTGCGGTTAATTGATCAACATATGATTTAGTTGCTACATCTTGCGCATCAACTGGATTAGTAATATTTTGTATTCTAGCATTAACTCCTGTAGTTACAAAGTTATATATAGACCCTGCTGTTGCAAGGTTAACACCACCACTTCCAATAGAAGATGTAGTATTTGCTGCTACTGTCGGAGCTGTTGCCGTTCCACCTATTGTTATTGTATCAGTGTTTCCTGAAGTTACCCCTGTAACAACTCCTGTTACGCTTATATTTACATCGCCCACTCCACTTGATGGTGATAAATCAATATTTGCACCTGCTATTAAAGATGTTACTCCTGGATCTAATGTACAATTTATTGTTACTTCTCCAACTCCATCTGTTGGACTAATTGATATATCTGAACCTGCTATAATTTTTTTAACACCTGTTGTTAAATCAGCAATACT